GGAACATCTGGTACTCTTGATGTTTCTAGGGTTTGGGCTAATGGCGCAGATCAGATTATGGGTTTGGGCGCACACAATAACTTCTTAGTTATCTTTGGTAAGCGTCAAATATTAGTGTATCAAGGAGCAACAACTCCATCCACAATGTCATTGTCTGACACTATAGGAAACATTGGTTGTTTATCAAGAGATTCTATAGCTTCTACAGGTTCAGATATTATTTTCTTGTCAAACAGTGGTGTTCGTAGTCTGTTGCGTACTATCCAAGAGAAGTCAGCACCTTTGCGTGATTTGTCTAAGAATGTCCGTAATGATTTGATGACGAATGTGGCTAGTGAGACCCCATCAAACATTAAGGCTGTTTACTCTGAAACTGATGCTTTTTATCTTTTAAATTTGCCTACAGCTAAACAGGTTTATGTATTTGATACAAAGGCTCAGCTACAAGATGGTTCTGCTAGGGTAACAACTTGGGAGAGTATTGAACCTACTTGTTTTTACTCACGGCGCAATGGTGACTTATTGATTGGTAAGAATGGTTATATTGGCAAGTATGGAACTTACCTTGACCACGCCTCTACCTATCGAATGCAGTATTTCACTAACTACGCAGACCTTGGAGATGTAAATGTTACATCCATTTTGAAGAAGATTTCTGTTGTTGTAATTGGTGGTTCTAACCAAGGATTCATCATTAAGTGGGGTTATGACTTTTCTGGTCAGTATTACTCTACAACATTGCAGATTCCTGTAACTACAGTTGCTGAGTATGGAGTTGCTGAGTATGGAGACAATGGTGTACCAGTTGCAAATTACTCTACTGGTATCCAGTTAAGTACATTGATTGGTCAAGCAAGCGGATATGGCAAAGTTGTTCAAACAGGTTATGAAGTACAGATAAATGGCTTACCTGTAAGCATTCAGAAGATTGAAATTCAAGCTAAAAACGGCAAAATGGCGTAAGGAAAAATCATGGCAAATTACACAAAATCAACCAATTTTGCGGCTAAAGATTCTTTAGCTTCAGGCAATGCGGGTAAGGTTGTTAAGGGAACTGAGATTGATACTGAGTTCACTAACATTCAGACTGCCATTGCAACAAAAGCAGATGGTGACTTTACAAACTTTTCGTTTGTAGAGACAAGTAATGTCTTGTATATTTATAACTCATCTACCGCTGTTGCAAAGATTGATGCTTCAGGTAATTTCACTGTATTGGGCAACGTAGTTGCTAACGGTACGATTTAAGGAGAAGAAATAATGAATGCTTCAGAAATCATTAAACGTGATGCAGAACGAAATAATGTTGATCCTGCAACTGTATTAACAGCAGTGAATGACCTTATTCAATCGGGTGACGGTATCTTGCTCAAGGAGAATGATTCTGTTTTGCTTCTTAAGAAACTAAAGCCCCGTGTTGTTGAAGCTCATTTGTTCACTGTAGATCAACCAATGATGCTATCGAAATCTTTGCTTGGTTTTAAAAAGAAACTAGAAGAATCAGATATTCAAACAGTCTATGGAAAAGCAGACAACCCTCAAATTGTTAATCTGATGAAAAAATTAGGGTTCAGAGTTGAAGACTCTGATTTATCTCAATATAACTGGAAGTTTGAAACATGAGACACCATTCATCACTAGCATTGCTAGACATTCCCGATCTTCCTATTGATGCTTTTCGCCATGTAGGAGATCGTAAGATTAAGCCTCAAGGTGCTCTAAGTTTTTTTCAAAATGCTGTTGAAAGTACTGTCAAAACAGTTGGTCAAGCAGTAGGTCAAGTTGCAAAAGGCGATTTAGGTGGTGCAGTTGCAACTATTGGCGGTGGAATTGACAAAGCTGTTAACACAGGAGTTCCGGGCGGTTGGCCTACTCTAGCAGTAATAGGTGCTGGTGCATTGGCTTCTGGCGCATTAGGTGGTGCAGCGGCAGGAACAGCAGGAGCAGCAGAGGCTGGTGTTATAGGTGCTAGCCCTGTTGTTACTGGATATGCTGGAACTGTACCTGTAACAATGGCAAATGCTGGTGGTTTACTAAGTGGTACAGCGGGTGCAGTGGGTAATGCTGGATTGCTTACAGGTGCAACTGCACTTGCTGGTGGCGGTGCATCACCAGCCGCAGCCGCAGCACTTTCTAGTCAAGTAGCTACCTCTGGATTGATCCCAAGTGTTGTGCAATCAGTTGCTGACTTTACTGGTTTGTCGCCTAATATAGTTGGACAACTTGGTGTTACTGGTGTTCAATCATTAATCAGTGGCTATTCTGCAAGTCAAATAGCAGATCAACAAAAACAAGCATCACAAACGGCAGCGGATGCACAAATTCGTGCGGCTCAGATTGCTGCTGATGCGGCTAGATTCAGACCAGTTGGCGTGACTACAAGATTTGGTCAGTCAAACTTTCAAACTGATGCACAAGGTAATGTGATTGGGGCTGGTTACACAGCAACTCCTGAAATTACAGGCTATCAAGACAGACTAAGAACTCTTGCTTCTCAAGGATTGACTCAAGCTGAACAAGCACCAACTGCTTACGCACCATTACAAACAGGGGCGCAAAGTCTATTTAATCTTGGTCAAGGATACCTTGCTAAGTCACCTGAACAGGTGGCACAAGATTACATTAGTAAGCAACAGGCATTGCTTGCACCTACTCAAGAGAATCAACTTGCATTGTTGCAAAACAAGCTATTTCAACAGGGTAGAACTGGTGCGGCTACGGCTCAAGGTGGTAACCTGATGGCTACAAACCCTGAGATGGCTGCTTACTACAACGCATTGGCTCAGAGTAATCTTCAATTGTCTGCAAATGCAGATATAGAAGCTAGAAACCGCATAACTTATGGCGGTGGTTTGATGACTCAAGGTGCTAACTTGCAGAATGCCTATTACACTGGTCAGACGGGTGCTTATGCCCCGTTTGCCACTGCAATGGATACAACTACAGGCTTAGAAAGCCTTGCACAACAGCCTATGACGCTTGGCACTCAGATTGGTGCAAAGACTACTGCAAGCACTGCACAGGCGGGTAATTTGTTGTCACAAGGCATTACTGGTGCAGCACAGACAATGTACCCAAGCAATGCGTTTAGCCCAAGTGGTAATGTTTTATCTGGATTGTCTCAATCTCCTGTAGTAACAGGCGCATTGAACAACCTATTTGGTGTACAACCTCAACAGCAGACCTTTACGACTCAACAGGTAATGAACTTGTTGGGTGGTAGAGGATTTGTGGCGTAAAGGAAAAATCATGCAAAATTTAAATGATCTTGGTTTGTTTAGAGGCAGTTCTAATAATATTCCGCTTATAAATGTTGCTGACCCACAACAAGTAGAACAGTCTAATATTTCTATAAATCCTGTTGATGTAAATACAGGTAATCCTGACTATATTCCATACACTTCATCGCCAGAATTCTTAGCAATGATTCAAGCTAATGCCGATCAAATGGCTGCTGGCGGTACTCCACAAATGCAATTACAAAGTTTATCAGGAGGAATGAAAACATCTGAGACTAATTTTAGTGCTGGTCAACCTCAGTCAGTTGTATCTGGGTTGTTTTCACCTGAGTTGAGTAATCTACAAGGTAGTCTGTATCAGCAGAGTCAGAATCAAGCAATGCGGGATAGGTTTACGCAGTTTGCTCAGTTAAGTCCATTGCAGCAAGCAAGTGTTGGATTCCAACAGGCTGGATACCAGTTAGGCCAAGGTATTGGTGGTGCTTTGGGTGGTCAAGACCCTCAATTGCAGATGATTGGTTTGCAACAGCAAATCTTGCGTGAATTAGACCCAAGCAATCCTCAACAGAACTTAATGGTTGCTCAAAAATATGCACAAGTTGCACCTGACTTAGCAATGAAGATTGCTGATAATGCTCGTAGTTCTTTGGTAAAGATTGCACAAGCTCACAAAGAACGTCAAGCTGCAATAGGTGTACCTTTGCAAGTCTCTAACCGCATCAATGAACTCAAGCAGAAGATGCGTATGTTGTCTCCTGATAGCGTTGAGTATAAAGATGCAGAAGAAGAAATAACTCGACTAATGAAGCCTGAAAAGCCAGAGCCAAGGCCGTCTGTTGGTAGTGATACCGAAAGAATTTCCTTAGATAAATTTGGTAAGAATTATTATGATCTAGATCAACCACAACGTGCTGTTGTCAGTAAGTTGGTTGAAGAAGATGCAATTAAGAAAGCACCCAAGTTTCAGGTTGACTTGAACGATAAGACTGCTGTTGCTAAAGCAAGTCTTGATGTTATGAGTAAATGGGAGGGTTTCTTAAAGTCTAGCGGTGATGTTGAAAATGCAGTCAGATATAAGGGAGTATTATCATCTGTTGCATTGGCTAATGCTGGAAACCCAAGTGCTGATAGTTCTCTCTTATACAACATAGCAAAGATTTATGACAACTCTGGTGCTGTTCAAGAGGGTGATAAAAAGACAATTATTGGGAATCCAAATATCCCAACTAGATTCCAACTATTAGTTCAAGGCGTATTAGAGGGTGGAAGTTTTACCCCTAAACAACGAGAAGATTTGAAAAAAATAGCTACCGAACTTGTTAAAAACAAACAATCTCAATTGAATGCTTATCGCAAACAATACGTCAAGAAAAACAAAGAATTTGGGGGTGATGAAATGGACATCTTAGACCCGTATGCAGGGGTAATACAACCACCTTTGACTGATTTCGTAAATAAGTAACAAGAATTGGAAAATAAATCATGGCAGACCCAATTGCGGTAAAGAAAACAGTTGATCGTGAAGCGGCAAAGGCGGCTGGATATACAGACGAGCAGATAGATCAGTTTGAAGCCACTCTGAATCAGTATTCACCCACAATCATGGGCAAACAGGCAGAGCCTGACACTCAAAGATTGAGGACTGCACTGCAAGGTACAAGTTTCAAGTTTGCTGATGAGGCAGAAGCATATCTAAGGTCGTTAAGTGGTGAGAATTACGATACGGCATTAACAGACATTAGGGGCAAAATTAAGGACTACGAGAAGTCTCGCCCTGTTGAATCTGGCGCAATTGAACTTAGTGCTGGTATACCAATGGCACTAGCTTCATCTTGGTTAACTGGTGGTGTTAGTACTGCTCCAGTGGCTCAAGCATTACTACCTACATTGGCAAGGGTTGCGGGTGTTGGTGCTATTCAGGGTGGTTTAACTGGTGCTGGTGGTGCTGAGGGTGATGCTTTCAGTCGTTTAGTTGGTGGGACTACAGGTGCTGTAACAGGTGGTCTTGTTGCTCCTGCTGTTGTTGGCGGTATGAAACTGGTTGGCGGCACTATCCTTGATCCAATGATGGATTACACAAGACGCAAGTTTGGTGATAGAGGTGCAAAGATTGTTGAGACTGAAATCCAGCGAATTCAGCAACAAACTGGACTTGATCCAGATCAAATTGTGCAGAAGATTGCTGGTGGTGAAATCCTTGCTGAGAATCCCAATATTTTAGGCATTGTTAGATCGTATTATTCTGGCGGTGGTGATGCGTCTAGGACTATCAGAGAGTCGTTGACTACAAGACCCGTGGCGTTACGTCAAAAGACAATTGAACAAATGGCAGCGGAGTTGAATGCTGGAACAGAGCCTAATGTTCTGAAGAAATTTGCACAATCTGAGGTTGAGAGAACTACTGCTAGGAATGACCTTTATTCAAAGGCATATTCAGAAGGTGGTGTCATCACTGAGGATATGCTGAATTCCTTGACAGATGCAATGCAACGATCTCCAAGTGCTTATGAGTTAATCAATAAATTATCTCAAGCACAATTAAAGACAAAGCCATTTTTTACAATGAGTGCTGATGGAGAAGTCACATTTATCAGACCTCCTACCATCAAAGATATGGAGATTGCAAGGCGTGGTCTTAAAGCTGATATAAATAGAAAATACAACACTGCTGGAGAGGGTGACATTGCCAAAGAACTTCAGCCTTATGAAGAAAAGCTGAGAGGTTTGATTGATAAGGCTGCTCCTGCTGTTGGAGAAGCAAGAGCAGCGGCTGCAAGTGATAAGGTAACTACTAGGGCATTTAATGATGGAAAGTTAGCCTTTGGAAAGAGTCCAGATCAAGTGCAGATTGAGTTTGAGGCTTTGATGTCTAAAAGTCCTGATGCTATGTCAGCGTATCGTGCTGGCATCATGGCTCAAATACGCAACAAAATGAGTATGGGTGGTAGAACATCCATGATGGCAAATCTAGAAAACATTGAGTCTAAAGAGGGTCAGATTCTTAGGATTATTTACCCTCAAGATAAGGTTGATGACATTCTTAAGCTGGCTAGGGTTGCGGCTCAATCTCAAAAAGCGTCTGGTACTGTTCTTGGTGGTTCACCAACTGCACAGACTTTGATGGAATCTAAAAATATTGGGATGAACATTTCACCGCAAGAAATTGGTGCCGTATTCTCTGGAGATGCTTTTACCACCATGAGAGTTGCATCAAAGATTATTCAAAAGAATGCACCTAATTTGACTCCAGAGCAAAAGCAACAGGTTGCTAAAGTTTTGGTGTCTGAAGACCCTGCATTAGTCTTAAATGCTTTGAAAGATCAAAGTGGCATGGCAATCCTCCAAAAAAGATTGCAAACCCTTGGAAATACATTTGCAAGAACTTCAGGCGGTCTATTAACTGCGCCAGCAACAACATCTTTGCAGCAGTTCCTGACACCTAAAAAATAGGAGACTGAAATTGATCCAATCACGTTATGCCTCATGGCGGCTGGTCTGGTCAAACAGATTCAGCAAGGTTGCGAACTCTACAAGCAAGCTAAAGAGCAGTTTGTCCAAGTCAAAAGAACTGCTGATGAAGTTGTTGCTATTGGTAAAGAACTTAATGGTTTCTGGAATCAACTCCGCAAACTCTTTGGTGCTAAACCTAAGCCTCAAGCTGCAAAGCCTGTTGCTAAGGCTAAGAAGTCTGTTTATGCACCTGTTGATGAAACTCAAGTCAAAGTTGGTATCGTCCAAAGTCTGACAGAGTTCTTCAAGATTCAAGAGCAATTAGAAGCGCACATAAGGGAAGAAGAAGAAAAGTCAAAGAACGTCTACGATCCTGACCAGAACCACATGGAAGCCGCACTCAAGAGGGTGATGGCACAACAGCAAATGGCTGAGTTGGTGGTGCAGATTAGGGAGTGCATGGTCTACCAGAGTCCTCCTGAGATGGGTGCTTTGTACAGTGAAGTCTTTAACATGAGAGAAGTCATACAAGAGGAGCAAACTCAGGCAAGGTTAAGGCAAGAAGCAGTAAAGAGGCAGGAACTATGGCAACGAAAGGAGGAAGAAAGAAACTTCCAGCTAAAACTAGCGTACCTAGCAGCGACTTTTATATTCCTCCTCTACCTGTGGGCGTGGTTATTGTTCGTAAGTCAGTGGAGGAAGACATAGTGGCTTGGATAGCGTGTTGCATATTGATCGCCTTGTTGTTGCCACTGATGGGATTTCTTTATCTTGACATCTTGGAGACTAAGAATGAGGCCAAGGCTCAGGTCGAAAAGGTTGAGAAAATGCGGCAGAAAATTGAGCAAAAAGAAAGGGAGAAAGATAAATGAACATCTACTGTATTTGGGGTCTGTCAATCCTATTGGTGCTGCTGACAGGCTGTGAAGACCGTTTTAGGTACGCTTGCCAAGACCCTAAGAACTGGTCTAATCCAGACTGCAAGCCCCCTATCTGCACCGCTACAGGCACTTGCCCTGAGCAACTCGTTAAACCCGAACAGGAGAAAAAGTAATGCCAACAATCGTGATGAACAAAAATACTCGCATGACTTCTGATGAAATTGAAGTCAGAATTTGGGCAATCGTAATCTTTTCCTTGACCCTGATTCTTCTTGGATCGGTAGCAATGTTCCTTTACAGCGTCAGCTTTGTAACTCAGCCAATGTCAGGCATGGCAGCAATTGACAAGATTTACACACAGCAGATCAATACCATTATGGTGTTTATCACTGGTGTTTTGGGTGGTGTTGCGGGTCGTTCTGGTGTCAAAGCAATAGCAACTGCGACATCAAAGGCTGAAGTTGTTGACAATGATGAACCGCCTAAGCCATGAGTCTGTTTAATCCTTGGGTGCTACTTGGCATTCTCATAGCCATTGGGTCATCCTTTGCTGGTGGTTTTGCCAAGGGTAAGCATGATGAGAATGTGCGCCAGCAAGTTGAGATTGCGGCTTTGAATGCCAAGGCACGGGAAACTGAGCAGAACATGGCAAAGGTTGCCAA